TCCGATCTGGTGACAACGGCATTCTCCCGGCAGTTAATGAACATGGATGTTGTTGATGTTGAGTCTGTTGTTCGCGGGGATATTGCTCAGGCGATTTCCCTTGCATGGGATTTGGCCGGTATTCACGGAAGCGGCGCAAGCAACCAGCCTACCGGTATTTACAAAGCAACCGGCCCAAATGCAGTTGCGATGGGTGGGGTTCCCACTTTTGGAAAAATCGTTGACATGATTACCGAGTGCGCGAAGGACAACGCCATTCTTACAAATCTTGGCTTTGTCACTACTCCCGGAATGGCTGGCAAGATGATGCAGACACTTGTTGCATCGGCGGCGGGCAGTAACATGATCTGGACAGGCTCCATCATTGACGGTTTGATGAACGGCCATAAGGCACTGGCAAGCAATCAGGTCAGTGCGATTATGAGCGCATCCGATGCGTCCGGTGGAAGTTCTCACGGCCTTATATTCGGCAGTTGGGATGAACTGTTGATCGGCCTCTTCGGTCCGGGATTGGAAATCATCGTTGACCCGTATGCCAAAAAGAAACAGGCATTGATCGAAGTGACCGGATTCCAGATGGCGGATATCGCTATTCGCCACGGTGCGGCTTTCTGCAAGGCAACCGGCGCGACAATAGTTTAATTAATCGGCAAGGGGACCGGTTGGCCCCCTTGCCGGAAAGGAGAAATTGACATGAATAAATTAAAGGTTTTACGCGGATTTTGCCTTGGGCCTAATGGGGATGTTTATCCTGGGGAAGTAATTGATTCCGCTCTTGTACCTGTTCGGATGCTGAAACCGTGCATTATGGCGGGAAAACTTGAAGAGATTATTCCCGATGATGAAGGTGAAGAAAATAAACCACTAACCAAAGCCCAACTGAAGGCCCAAGCTAAAGCTGAGGGAGGAAAGTAAAATGAATCAAGACTACTTAGCAGGTGTAGCGGGAAAAGTTGAAAAGCTGGCGTTGCTCGCTCTCGGCTCTATTACAGCGGACGGCAATTCGGCGGGCGTTGACATCACAAAACTCTCAGGCAAGTGCCTTTTGGATATCGTTGTCATCCCTGAAAAGGGCAGCACCCCGACAATGGATATTAAATTACAGGAATCGGCTGAGGTCGTACCTATCAACGCCCAAACCTACACCGGAACCGGCGATGGAACTATTACGGAAATCGAAGTCGGGCCAGACGCAGTTCACGAAACAATAACCATTACGCTTACCAGCGCTACGGCCTTTGGTGTTGTTGGCGGAGTTACCGGAAGCATGGCGGCGGGTGTTGTCGGTACTAAATACGTTTCTCAGCAAGTTTCTTTCCTGATCACGGCTGGCGGAGTAGCATTTATCAATAATGATGCTTTTGCTTTCCACGTAACGAAGGCGCGGGCTTATACTGACGTTGCAAGCGGTGATTTTACTCAAGTCGCAACGGCAAAGACGTTGACCTATAAATCAATCAATGCCGATGAATTGGGAAAATTCTTACGCCTGAATTTCGATATTGGAAAGACGGCAATCGCTTTGCAGGGAGCGTCAAAAGCGTCGGCTTGCGTTATCACTTATGCATCTCACGGCCTCAATTCGCTTGATACAGTTACTATCGCGGGAATCACTCAGGCGGATTGGTCAACAGCTTTGAATGGTCAGCACGTTATCACGAAGCTAAACGCCAATACGTTCTCTATTCCGGTTGATACATCCCTGATCGCGGCTGTTTACAATGCGGCCACTGACCCCGGCACAATCGTATCGGATACTGTGTCGTATATTGTGGGGGCTAACATTTTCGGTTTTACGGAGTAAGGAATGAGAACAGTTCAAACCGTTTTGCCAACATTATTGCCAGTGACACTTTCTGAATTTAAGGCGCAACTTCACCTTGATTCAGGGACTTTTGACGGCAATCTTACGCTTACCCAAAGCCTTTCTTTCGGTTCTCACGCTGTTTACAATGAATATACAACTCACGTGGGCGCCACGGTGGACGTTCTGGGTAAAACGGCGGAAGTTCTTTTGCATTGCGGGACAAACGGCGCCACGGGAACGAATGACACAAAAATACAGGAAAGCGACAACGGAACGACATGGACAGATTGGACTGGTGGGGCATTTACTCAAGTGACAACGGTGAATGACAATGCTGATTACAAAAAGGCTTACACCGGCAGCAAACGGTACATCAGAACGGCATCAAAAGTTCTTTTGGCCGCTTGCGAGTTCGGGACTTCTATTTTGGTCAACGAGGCCACAACTGCGGAAGACGCACTTTTAACCGAGAAACTACAAAGCGCGATTGACGATGCTGAGGACTTTACCGGGCGGCAGTTTTTAACGGCTACCTTCAAAGCGTATCTTGATGCTTTTCCCTGTAAAAACTACATTGAATTGCCTTTTGGAAATCTGCAAAGCGTAACGAGTATTAAATACAAAGACAGTGCCGGAACTGAAACAACAATGACCGTGACCACGGGATATTTGGTGGAAACAAACGGTGAAGGGAAAGGGCGGATCGTTTTGCCTTATAATGTTTCGTGGCCATCTGTCACGCTTTACCCGTCAAATCCTATTTGCATTGAATTTATTTGCGGCTGTATATCGGCGGCACTTGTACCGTCAAAGATAAAAACGGCGATATTGCTTGGCGCGTCTGACCTTTATAATTGCAGGGAAACGAAGACAGACCGGCAGATTTGGGAAAATGACGCAATCTTTAAACTTCTTTACGCTAAAAAGCTGTGGAGTGCTTGATGATAAGGGCAGGGGAACTCAACAAAAGAATAACATGGCAACAGCAAACGAAAGTTCCTGATGGAATGGGTGGTTTTACTATCACGTGGGTTGATGTTTGTACCGTCTGGTGTGCTATCTGGCCGGTGTCTGCTAATGAGATTACCGCCGCAAATGCAACATCAATGGTAGTTAGTCATAGGATAAGGCAAAGATACCGAAATGTTTTTAAATCAAGTTGGCGCGGTAAATTCGAGGATCGTTATTTTTCAATAGTTGGTGTGACGACTCCGAATGAAGCAAAAGAAGTTCAAGACGTAATGTGTAAAGAGGCGGCATGACAAATTTACTCACAGCCATAGCAAACAAAATATCGGGATCGGCATTAGCAGAGGCAGTAGCTAATCGCATTTGGCTTGACGATTATCAGGATGATCCGCCGGTTGTCTATCCTTACATTATTTATTTTGTCGTGACTGCGCCGAAAGAAAAAACTTTTACAGAGGTTTTTACAAACCCGTTGATTCAGTTTTCTATTTTTTCAGCATCGTCATCGGCGGTGGAGATTTCGGGAATATATGACGCTTTAACAGCCTTGTTTGATGAGTGTTCGCTTTCAATTACAGGTAATACTCTCGTTTGGTGCATTGAAAATAATTTAACAACGATGACAGACGAAGTTGAAACGCCGCAGGGAACAACAAAATTAAAACACTGGGCGGTGGATTTTGAGTTTAAAACATCTTTAAATTAAGAAAGGAAAGTTATGGAAAAATCTTTAGCAGAAATAACCCGCGCCGAATGGATAGTCTTTAACTGGATTGAAACTACTCAATCAGGTGATGAAGAAAGAATGTTTACGGCTATGGGACGGCGTACGCCAGATGAAGCGGCTCAAGCCGGTACTGATTTTGATGAAACGGAAGAGGCGTTAAAGGAACTTAAAGAAAAAGAGAATAATCTTCAGGGCGAACCCTGATTAACAAGCAATAAAAAAATAAGGAGGATTTTCAGATGAAAAGTATTTTGATTATGTTGAGTATGGTGTTTGCGTTTGCCCTGCAATTCTCCGCTGAAATTGGCGGATATTTACGCAGGAAATTTCGTTGTAACAGGGGATGCGCAAGGGCAGCAATTAAAAACGGATTATTGGCGGGGGTAATGGTGGACTCTGACCTGTTGCTTGGCGCAAGCGAATACCAGGCATCCGGTTCAGTAAGAAAAACCATTGAAGCAAGCGAGTTCGGAGTTGATATTGACGGCTTCGATTACGGTTCGATGGACGGCGGAACGATGAGCATTCCTAACGTGTTGAGTGACCCGACATCGGCGGCGCAGATCACTCTTGATGCGGCAATTTTAGCCGGCAGAAAGTTCGCACCGGATGAAATCAAATTCATGAGGGACGCTACATCCTACTGGACTATCGGCACGGGCGGAACTCTTTTAATAACGAAATCAGGCGGGCGCGGTCTGGGCCGTAACAAACTGGAAACCTGCTCTTACGAATTTAAACTTGACGGCGCTTTGCTTGTCTTGAAACCCGGACTTGTTTCTATCGCCATTACGGGAACCCTTTCAGTCGGAGTAGGCGATACTTCGCAACTGGTTGCAACAGGTACATACGACAGCGGTCCCACAGCAGTATTGACAACTAAGGTTTTGTGGGCTTCGGCTGATGAAACAAAGTTTGTCATAACTCGCGGCGGAAAGGCTTGTGGTGTTTCCATTGATGCGGCAACAGATGTTACAGCGACATACATGGGTATTGTCGGAACAGCCTCAATAGAGGTAACAGCTTAAGTAGTAACAACCTCCTTTCTTCTCTACCCCTTGAATCGTCAGGGGGTAGAATTAAGGATTAACTGACCCGAAAGGGTGAAAGGTAGCATTTCAATGTTTGATCTTGAAAAATTAGGCGCAGGTGAGTGGTTTCCATATCAGGATTCAGTTATACATGAATCCACGGGTGAAGTGGAATGGCTTGAGCATGATACCGAGGAAGATGAACAGGTTTGTTTGAAGCAACCGGATGCTGAATTGATGCGGTTGACGCGGGATAAATACAAAGGGAAAAAAGTAAATAATCCTGTTTTAAATCCAAAGTCAAAAGCAATGGAAATTGTCACCACTTACGAACAAACCAGCGAACAGGAAAAAGCGCAGTCAATGGCTTTCTGGGATGCGGCAATCGTGGATTGGACTATTAAAAGCCCAACGACACAAGAGAAAATCCCATTGACGGCGGAGAACAAATACAAACTTGTAACCATGGTTCCGGCGTTTCTGCGTTTCTGCAATCGCAGTTTAGAAATATTGTCAGGGACTAAACTAGAAAACGAAAAGGCCGCTGAAAAAAACTAATAGAGTGGGTTGAGTTTGCAGGTGAACAGGCTCGACTCACCGTCAAAGGTACGGATGGCACGGTTATAACGGCGTGTGAACGATGCAGAAAGGTTTTTAATGGCAGGACTCCACCGGAAGAGCCGGACTGCGAATCATGCAGAGTTGATTTGTTACCGGAAAACGCGGATGCGGAAAAGATTTACCAGATCACGCGGGGACAGGTGCGGTCAGTAGGCGAAAGTGTAATTGACATTGACCACGTTGCCCTCTGGCAAGCGATTGACAGGTATAAGGTTAAAGAGCCCGTAAGAGTTTTTGAACTGGTCAACAGGGTTTTTCACTTCTTTTTAAGTAAGGAAAGAGACAATGCTGAGTAAGTTACTTTTTAATGAAGGCAATCATAAAATCAATGAAAACTTCCTTCATTGTCTTTCCCTTTGTGGCGCAAGCGGCCTTGAATTTCCGATAAACATCTTCGGGAATATCTTTAAAAAGGATTGTTTTCATTTAAACCTCCATATCTCTATTTTCCGGTTCTATAAACGGAATCTTGAGCGTTTTATAAAATTCATACTCGGTTGCGGGATGAAATATCGAACCGGCAGAAAATTCGATTCCAGCGCGGACAATTTTCATTCCCTGTTTGCGGGCAGCAATAGCGCAATGGATATTATGATTCTTGCTTCCAGTACGCCAGATCAAAATGGAAATGTAGCTTTCAGATTCAGCGCGGAAAAAGTCAACGGGCACTCCCTGAATAGTACCACTCATAATATTGTCGGCCCCACGGTGAAAGACAACGCCAAAAGTGGAAAGTTCAGCGCGTATTTTAGCAAAGCGTTCAGGGGTGGTTTCAACAACATAATCCATATCGCGGACGGTTTCCTTTCCTCGTCGATAAGAACCGCAAAGTTCAAATCTTGTGCAATGTTTGGCAAGGATAGGCGTGATGATGATTTGCAAAGGCTTAATCTGTTCACGGGTAAATCTATCACCTGTTGGCGCGACAGTGGGAAAGTAAACAACCTTTCTTTTCTTGCGGTTTCTATCGGCGGAATAATCAAGGTGCTTAATTTCAAAACCCTCTTGACCGTCCCATTGATAGCATTGTCCAACTGTTTGAATAATAGCCATACACGATTCCTTTCTATGGCTAATAAATATAATAAATATAACCTTTTGTCAAGTAAAATCTTTGACGGTGTAAGGGTTTGAAATTATGGCAGAAATTAAGTTAAATTTTGAACAGTACGATAACATAATTGCAAAATCAAGCATGGCAAGAATGCGAGCGGCTGCAAGTGTTTTGCAAATGGCTATGATTTTAAAAATTAAGAAGAGCTATAAAAACCGCCGCCCCGTTTACAAAAAAGGCCCGTATGCCGGAAGGGTTTGGACAGCCAGAGACATGGATATAATGGCTAAGACAATTCGCGTTGTTGAGAAAAATAAAGGTCAGTTTGGACTTGATAATTGCAATGTGCGTGTGTATGCCGGAAATTTTAAAACGTGGTGGGCTACTCAAATGGAATTTGGACGCGGTGACTGGAAAGGTGGAGCTTCACCTTTTATGCGTCCGGCAATCGCAGCAACAAAAAGTCAAATTAAAGTAGTTTTAGAAAGCGGAAATGCTGAAACATCGGATAGTGGGTATAGATAATGGCTGACGGTAATCCCGTAGGGAAATTATTTGTTGCGTTGGATATGGATGCCAGTGCGTATAAGAAAGCGCAGGCAGAAATATTTGCTGATGCGGGTAAAAGTACTGATACAATAAATAAAATTTACAAGAATGTTGGAATACAATCTGACGCTATGTATGATGCTATGCGTAAGAGAATTTCAACGTCTCTTGATGCTATTACTCAATCCCATAAATCAAGTCAAAACGAAATTACCCGCGCTCAAGAATCCGCCGCTGCAAAAATCAAATCTATTAACGAACAACAATTCGGACATCATACAACTCTGCTTGAAGGTTTGAAAAAGAACTGGATTGCGGCAAGCGTGGCGATTGGCGCCGCTATGATGGCCACAAGCAAAGCAATGGAATACATGGAAAAGGGCGCAAAGGCTCTACAAACAGAATCATCATTTAAAATAATGGCAGAATCTGCCGATGTTAATTCAGGAAAGATGATTGCTTCAATGAAGGCGGCTACAAAAGAAACTATTGACGATTCCGAAATGATGCAAAAGGCCGTCAAGTTAATGACTCTTGGTTACAATCCCGAACAGATTGAGAGATTTTCAAAAGCAGTTATTACGGCCTCTCAAATAGCCGGAGTTTCCACCGTGGAGGCTTACGACAGACTCGCAGACGCGATTGCTAACCGTATGCCAAAAGCAATGGTGCAAATGGGAGCTGTGACTAAAGAGCAAATGAAAATCGTTACAAAGGCGATTGAGGCCGGTGCAGATTCCACAGCGTTATTTGAATTGGCAATGGCTAATCTTGCGGTCAAGACGTTAATGCTTCAAGGTACTCAGAACGAAGCAACAATATCAATGCAAAGATTCAAGGCTCAGGCTGATGAAACCAAAGAATCCATTGGAAAAGGATTACTTTGGATATTCCAAAAACTCTATGCCGCATTTCAGGCGGTCGCGGCTGGCGCTATGACTCTTGTGGCTGGAATATTCAAAATTCAATCGGCTTATTACAGTTTAAAATCAATGGTGACTTTCGGGGCTGAAAGTGAATTAAATAAGAATATCGCCAAATCATACGATCAAGACGCTAAGGATATGATGGCCGCTTCAACAGATTTGGCCGGAAAATCAAGAGAAAACATGATCGGCACAGCGGATGTGCAGGATAAGGCAAGCAAGCGACAAATCGACGCGGCAAAGGGCGTTGTTAATGCCCTTATGGATGGACTTAATGCTATTATAAAGAACAAAAAAGCAACCGATGAAGCGGCAAAGGCGGCAGAGAACCTCCTTAAACAATGGAAGGAAATGGAAATCGTTTTAAACGGGAAAATTGCCGGTGGAAGTTTAACAGAATTTCAAAAGCAATTAATCGCGAATCAAGTTGAGGCTGATAAATTAATTCAAAAATTCAAGTCTATCCCAGGCGCGGTGGACTTAATCAATAAAGCTAAAACGGCGGAAGACACTGACGTAATGAAAAAGTCTTTAGAAGAATATAACAAAATAATGGATTTAGAGAATACATATTCAACCGATAAACATCAAGAATCAATTAACAAGATACTGGAACAGGAAAAAGAGAAATTTAAGAAAATGGATGATCTTGCCAAGACATCCGGGAAAACGGCGGAGCAAACCGAAAAAGACAAATTAAAAGTCCATACGGATTCGATAAATAAAATTGCAAAAATAGAAGAAGACCGCGCTACGCAAAATATGGAGTATATTCAACAGGGCATGGCAAGTGCGGCGGACGCTTTTGAAAAGTTAAGCGGGTTAGCGAAAAAAGATTCCGATGAACAAAAGCAATTACATGAAATAGCAATGGCTTTTCAGATTGCTGAAAAAGTGGCGGCAATAGCCACTTTAATGGCTAAAGGAACGGCGGCTGTTCTCACTCAAGGCGGCGGAGATCCTTATTCTGCTTTTGCGCGTATGGCGGCAATGGCGGCAGCAGTGGCGGCTTTATTAGCTCAAGTAGGACTTTCTTTCACTGGTGGAAGTGCAGTGGCTCCAACAACGGCTTTAGAGAAAAGCACGGTATTAGGCGCAGAGGCGGGCGCGGGTTCGGAATCTATTTCAAACAGTTATAAATTAATGCAAGAGACATATAAATTAACTGACACACGGCTTTCTGCTATCTATAATATTTTAAAAGACCTCAATCAGAATATAACCGGCTTAGTTACTTCGATTGTCAGGACGGGCGGGACGAGCGCGGTCAAGTTTTCAACGCCGGCAGATGTTCAAAGCCCTTATCAATCCGCTTTTATGGCTCCATTGCAACCTTATTCAACCGCCACGGCTTTAAAATTATTTGACCCTATTGCCTCTTGGGTGACGGGATTACTTGGAGGTTTAATCGGTTCAATATTCGGCGGAGCACAATCTTCCGAAATTACAAAAGCTGGTTTCGATATTGGAAAAATTGCTGTCTCAGATTTACAGAAAGGGATTAATGTCGCGGTAAAGAACTGGGCGCAAATTACAACCACAACTGATGGCGGCTGGTTTTCAAGCGATTCCACGAGCGTCCGCAATGTGTATAAGCCTTTGACAGAAGCGCAAAGCGGTACGCAAAGAATGATAAATCTGGTCTTTAAGAATTTAGGCGATACTTTAATATTTGCCTCTCAGAATTTAGGCGGAGACGTTGATGCCGCAACAAACTATATCTTTGAGGGATTTAAAATAAACCTCAAAGGAAAAACCACTGAGGAAATTACAAAAATAATTAATGAACAGTTTTCCAACATTGAAGACACAGCGGCCTCTAAACTGTTTGAAAAGTTAATCGGCCAATACCAGAAACTCGGTGAAGGTCTTTTAGAAACCGCTACCAGATTAATCCAAGAAAAGGCCGTTGTTGGTGGGTATCTTGACATGATAGGACAATCGGTTGACCTTGATACGCCAAAGATGATTTCCTTTAGTGACGCCCTTGTTAATGCCGCCGGTGACTTATCCACGTTGACAGACGCTTTTAATGTCTATTTCGACAAATTCTTTTCCGATGCAGAAAAGCAAACTTATTTACAGAAATCATTATCAGATTCAATGTCCGCAATGGGCGAAGCAATGCCTGCGACAAGGGACGCTTTCAGGAAATTGCTTGAAGGCATAGACAAGATTGCGGAGCCTCAAAAGTATTATGATATTTTAAAACTAGCCGGAGGATTCGATCAGTTATTTACTTCCCTTGAGGATGCGGCAAAGGCAGCAGCGGATGCGGCTAAACAGGCGGCGGCAGACGCTTTAGCGGCGCAAAAAACGGCGTTACAGGCTGAACTTGATTTAAAGAAACAGGCTTATACAGATCAATATAACGCTCAATCAAGCGCAATGAGTAGCACACTTTCCGTACTGACTACTGAGCTAAATAAATTAACAGCGGCAAAAAACAAGATGAACCTTGTTGATGCTGAAACTACTGCAATCACTTTCCAAAGATCAAAGCAAGCCTTGTTAAAGGGCACTTATAACGATGATATTCTTAATTCCGTAACTTCGATCAGACCGGAAATGTACTCCACCTTCGCGGCCTATAAACACGACTATCAGCAGATATTTAACCAAATATCCGGTATGGAAGGCGAAGCGGCAAAGAAAGTCACGGCGCAACAACAACAGATCGACATTGCGAAATCAACCTATGATTTACAGGTTAAGGCTTTTGAGGCGCAAAAGACCGCCATTGATAATCTGACCACCGCGACAATTCACACCGGCAATGTAATGAGTGTTACCTGTCAGGCAATGCTTGATTATAAATCTGGAAAAATCAGCATGGCGCAATTACAGGCTACGGGCGTCCCCGCTTACGCTGAGGGCGGATTTGTTCAGGTGGGAGAGAAGGGACCGGAACTAGCACAATTCGGTTCATCGGCACGAGTGTATAGTAATACAGACAGTAAATCTCTTCTGGACATTAGCGAACTTGTTGCCGAAGTGAAGGCGCTGAGGGCTGAAGTAAGGAACGGAAATACCTACAATAAAAAGACTGCTGACGTGCTTGATAAGGGTGACCATATTGGATTTCCTATTGTATGGCAAGACTCTGTTGATAACGTGAGGACGTAATGGACGTAATAGTACCCACTACATTAACCAATGCAATGCTGATTTCGTCAAACATTCCCGAAAATGAATATACCGAATGGGCAAACGGCGGTTTTGACGCTCTTGGCGGAATAGACAGAAATCATATTGGAATCTGCTGTTCAACTTCTGGTACTCTTTGGAAGTGCGTTTACGGCGGAGATATTTATTACTCCACCGATTCCGGCGTAACATGGACGGCATACGGGGCGGGGAATAAAAACTGGAACGGGATAGGTTCTCTCGGTACTAATATATACGCCTCTGTCAAAGCAGGTTCAATTTGGATGTTGACCGCAGAAGCGGGTTCATTTACAGACCTTGCTCAAACCACGCGGGACTGGGCTGGGATGTGTTCTTGTCCTGACGGTCATATGTGGGCGATTGTATGGAACGGTTCACTCTATAAACAAACGAACGGGTCCGGTGCT